ATTAGTTACAGTACTAATTAACACTGAAAAGCCAGAACCTGTTCCACCAATATTTGTGGCGGAAGCTGACAAAGATCCGCCAGCCGTATAGTACAGCCCGCCATTCGTAATAGTTACCGCTGTTACCGCGCCGCCAGAGACAGTGATTGTTGCTAATGCCCCGCTACCCGTGCCACCAGTCAGAGGCACATTAAAATAAGTACCCGTCGTATATGCACTGCCGCCAGTAATTGTCCCAAGAGTAGCAATACGGCTTTGCACAATTGACTCGGGGTAGTGGTAATAGTGCAGCTCAACGCCGTAATTTGCATCGGCTGTCGGGCCAATGATGAACGAGAGTTCATCGTAAATTACAGAATTTAATACCGTTGGGCCAAATAATGCGTAGTACGCTGGCTCCCCCTTATCGTTAGGGGATGGATATGCCTGACGAATAAAATTGACATCTTTGTTCAACAAGTATTTGTACTCCCCTGATGGCAATATTACAGCCATAGAGTACACGGCTAAGAAGTCAAGAGGGCAGTCCAAATACTTTGTGTTTATTGCGACAGTGCTTGTCACGTTCTTACGAATCGAGGGGAACTGCAACGAGTTATAAATACGTTGCTCAGCCTGTTCCACAAAGACAGGAATCTCCGCCACGAAGCTAGCCTCCGTGTTCTCTGTATACGCTTGAATAGCGTTACTGAGCTCGGTGTAATTCATGCCATTGGGCCCCTAGACATCACGCCTTTGGTAGCTGCGCCAGTACCACGCATTTTGATACCAGTTGTTTTGATAGGTTCATTACCAGCAGATTTACTAATTGCACCGATGCTTACATCAAGCGTATCAAGCTTGCTGCTGCTTGGCTCTTTGCCGTTTGAAGTAACCTTCATTGCCGCACCATCCATTGTGTGAGGCTCAGCATAGACGCTGGCAGGGCCAACTTCTTTGCCGCCTTGTTTCATACTGAATTTAGCCATTAGCCGCTCCTTTGATTGTTTGCCCGTGCCATGTTACGACCAACAGCTTTCATCTGGTCAGTGGTCACACCGCCTTTAGCTAACTTAGTCATAGGCTTGCCGGGGTGCAGCTTTTTCTCATGCTTATGCACCGCACCAGCAATCATCTTTTTATCTTGTTTTAAATCTTTCTTGTCCATCACTGACTCCTTATGTCGTTGCTACCGTTACTGTACCAAGTTCTACAGCTAAAACCAAGTTATTTGGGGTTAAAGCTGCATCAAAACTAGATGAACCACCGACTGGGCTCCACCCCCACTGAAATACTCGACTACCGCCTCCGTTGTACCCATCAGCTAGATCACCAGAAACTTGATAGCTTGTATCCGGCCTTGGCTCACGCACCGCCTGAGGATCACTGACTGGATACATACCCAACTGAAGCTGCGGCTGGTCTGGATCCCAGCAGGACTGGCAGACTTTGATGTTGTATATCTTGGTCTTAAGAACCTGCTTGCGCAACTCCTGTAACTTGTACCGCTGTCCACACCTGTCGCATTCGGCAATTGAATATTTACCTGAGGCAAATCTATTTGGCATAGCTCACCTCAGTAGAACAACTGCCTTGGGACAAACCGATCTGGAGCTTTTTCACGATCTTCTTGGGATGCCAACAGCCATTGCTGCTCGTACTCACCCTTCAAAAACGCTACACGATCCGGAGAAACATCAGGTCGTTTAGAGCCAATGTAAAACGCCAAACCAGCCACCATACAAGGAATCAGACGGAAAGGAATGTCTTGCACATTTACACCGTTGCCAGCATCATGAATTCTACGTAGCCTCCAATACACAAACGTGTAATCTCCGCCAGCATTGGGGGCAGGCCAGACATTGATACAAGGCAAATTCTGAACATATATTGCTGCGCCAGTCGTATGTGCCGCTGCTGTAGTGCCATTCTGCCCACGGGTGCAATTTATCAGGCTATTACCATCCACGTTGGTGTAACCAATCGTCTCAGAATCAATCTTTATAAACCCTGTAGTAGTTAACGCTGATGCGTTGCTAACCACAATGGTTGTCGCAGTGCTGGTAATCGTGCCATTTAAAGTAACCGAAGTTGCATTTGTCTGCGCCGTTTGACGGTTAATCCATACTTGAATTGGTCGACCAGTCGTAAGTTTGTTTGGGATGGTCGAGTAGGTAGGCTCAGAGATACGGGAGATGTTGATGTCTGTCTGGTTTGCCGATGAACCATTATTTTGACGGATGACATGGTCAAGCAAGTCAATCGTGTCTTCTGGAAGTGGGTACACCGGCTGTCCAGTAACCATGGTAATTGCGCCCTCTTCCACAGTCCACAAATTGATACCACGGTTTGCCCACTCAATGGTGAGCAGATTCAGCGAACGGCGTGCCGTACGAAACTCATAGCCAGTACGAACCTCTAGACCCGCCCGCTCATACGCTTCCTCGATCATCTCATTGAGATCAAGGTTAAACGAGTTGGAAGAAGCTGTATAAGCCATTATCTAAATCCTGCCGTTTTCTTCGCTATGCCTTTAGGCTGGGCTACAAACTGTTTACCCGCCGCCTTACCTTTACGCTTGGCCTTGGTTGTAGCTGCGTATTCAGCAGAGGACAAAGACTTGATAGCTGCCTCAGGAAGATATCTCTCACCTGTTTTTGACGAAGGCTTCCCCGACTTAGTACGCCATTTCTGGTCGCCCCAGTTTTTAAGGGAAGTCTGCGGCGCTTTCAATCTTTGTATCCCCCGCCTGCGGCTTTATATTTCTTGGCTACAAGTTGTGCTTTACGGGCTGACCATTGACCAGCACCCGTGCCTTGCGTAGCTGCGGCCTTGACCTGAGACACGATCCGCTTACGCAGTTCGGGTTTTGTGTAGTTACCAGCAGCATTGACACTCCCGCCTTCTTTATATACCTCGACCTTGTTCGGATCATCCTTGCGGGTGATCGTCTTAGCCTTAGGCATTTTAGAAGCACGGATGTCACCCATGCCACGAGAGGCCATCATTTAACACACCTTCCCGCGAGTCTTACCTCGCTGAGCAATACCGTCTGCTCGGGCTGATGCTGTACCACCAGAGGCCATTTTCTTTGGCTTAGTCGGGGGCGGTGGGGGTGGCTCTTTATCTACTTTAATACCGCTACCAAGTTGCTCCGGCACGTATTTACGCCCCACTGAACCACTATCGGGTTCTTTGGGTGGCTGGCCCATCTCTTGCGTATAAACTTTATCTTTTGCCATGATTTAGCACATCTTTCCGCGAGTCTTACCACGCTGAGCAATACCATCAGCGCGTTTGGAAGCCGAAACAGAACCGCCTTTTTTGTAGCTCATGTCAACTTCTTCCGGCATAAACGGTTTTCTGTTATAGGTCGCGCCTTCAGTAGTTTTTGGAGCAGAAACGGGAGGCGTATATCTTGGCTTGTAGTTTTTCATGGACTCTTCTTTTTGAGCCGTTTCCAAACTACGTGTAGCAGATTCGCTAGCTTCTTTGATCTTGGATTTTGCCAAATCAGAAGTCCCGCTACCAGCGGTCTGTTTAGCATTACCCAAATACGCCGCCATTTCGCGCTTCTTTTCAATCTCAGTAGGGGCTTTCTTTGCAGGCTCTGAGTCTTCGTCCTTCAGTTTGGTGTTGTACTTCTTTCCACCAAACTCGAATTCTTTATCGCCAGCTTCACGAGCCGCACGAAATGCTTTACCAAATGCGCTTGTTGCCATGATTACTCCTTAGCAGGCTTTGCCGCCCTTGTTCATCTTAACCATCATGCCTTTGGTTTTGCCTTTTGTAGCAACACCGTCACGGCTAGGGGCAGCGGTTTTCACTTTGCCCATAGATGATGCCGCCATACCGCCGCCAGCCATTTTCATAGGTTTTTTCTTAGCCATCATCGCCATCATTCCGGGATTCATTTTGGAAGCCATATCATCACCTCTTTTAAAAGTTTTGCCTTTATCGGCGTTGGAAAATTCTTTGCCCACAGATTGTGGAACTCCTGCTTTCTTGGCAAACGCTGGGTTGTGTGCCACCGCTTCCATGAATCTATGTTGCTTTGCACTACTGCTTGGCATCACTATCCTTTGGCTTGAATAAGCTGGTCAATTTTTGCTTCCAGCCGATTAAAACGTTGGTCAATGTGGTCAGTAACTCTTTGCACTTCTGAATTAGTTGCGTAATCACGGGCAATCTCCTCACGGGTTACGTTGAGCAGTCGCTCAACTCGTTTAATATCCTCAAACTTTTCTCGAATGAAGAACCATAGCCCTGCCAACATAGCAGATAAAATGGCTGACCAAATTGTGTTGATATCCATTTAACACTTCCATGCCCGCAGGCTTTTGTTAATCCTCGAATTGGGATCCTTGGCGGTTTTTTCGCTCGTCAATTTCTTCTTCATGCCTTCCATACGGGCGCAGAAGGAGTCGCGGCGTTTGCCGCCCTCGGGTTGAGGAGCTTTCAAACCCGGCTTCCCCGGATTCGCTTTGTTGTAGGAAGCCCGTCCTTTGGCGTTCAAGCCGCCTTTCTCGGATTTCCCTTCTTTGCGCGTCCATGCTGGAGATTTAGCCATGGTAAACGGTCAAGTGAGTGTTTGCGGGCATGGTCACATAGACGCCATTGTCAAACCTAATTCCTTCTCCCGGTATTGCTAACGAGTCAAGAGCTTGGTTGGTTGAAACGTTTAGTGTTAAACGAATCGTGCCGGAGTTTGTAGTGGCATTATCGTAAAATTGCACTTCTCCAGCCGTGCCACCGGGGGATATAGAAAAGCCTTTAACCCGTGTTGGGCCAGCAAAAATAACACCGCTTGCATCAATGTGCGCGGCTTTAACGTCTGTTTGCATCATAATCAATCTCCTTTTAAAAAGGGGCCGAAGCCCCTTAGATCAATTACTGTTGAGTGGCGGTTGGGTTGGCAGAGCCGTTAGAGTCTTTGACGACGTACACGCATGTAATTGTGGCAGCGCCGCCGCTGGCTGTACCAGCGCAAGCGTAGACTGCTTGGACAACCAAATCAGTTGAGCCAACGTTCAGATATGTGCCGATCTGTGCGCCTGTGACAGTTACAGTTGCGCGACCTACGGACAAAGGTGTAGTTGTAGCGCCACCAACGGTAGCCAAAGAGTTACCAGCGGCAGTTTGAATAGTGATGGTGTTACCCGTAGTACCCGCGTAAGCAGTGGTAATGTCTACGAAAAATTCCAAAATTTGTGCGCCAGCGGGGATAACAAATTCTGTAGTAGCCGTGGTGTCGTTAACAGTGGTTAAACCTGTCTGGCTTACAACAGTTGCGCCCATGTTACGGATAGTGCCGGCAGTGGTACCGGTGGTGTTTTTAACAGTGCCCAACAACCAAGGGCCAAGGTGAGTTGCGAATCCCATGTTTAATTCTCCATGCGTTGTAGCGTATCAATCTGCATGAGGTCAGCCGAGCCTGTTTGATACGCCGATGATTCTCGGGGTGGTTGCAATATACACCAAAATAAAAAGTTGTGCAATAAATAAAAAGGGCTCCCGAAGGAGCCCTAGTGGCAGGCCAGTCACCTCTACCTTACTGAATCCAATTAGGACGAACCGGGGGATGCGTACATTCCCAACGGATCAGACCAGCCGAACGAATAACGCTCGCGAGACTTGTAACGCACGTTGCCGGTGTCGAAGTCGCCGTCCATGCTGTTAGACAGCGGAGTACGGACAAAATGCTTCATACCGTTAGGCACGTCAGTAGTCAAATACCAAGCGTTGTTGTCGGTCAAGAAGTGGTTCTGTGTATATCCCTCAGGGATAGAACCATTGTTCTTCAGTGCATTGATATCGTTGTCGGTAGTGCCAACACGGAGGCTGGTTTCCAACAGGCGGGTAGCCACGAATTGCAATGTGGGAGGAACAATCAACTTCTTAGGCTTAGCAGCAATCAGCAAACCACGCTCGTCTGTCCAAGCAGCGATCTGAATAACAGCGTTTTCCAACGAAGTTTCATTCAAGTCAGCGGCGGTGGAAGGACGGTTGGAGTTAGTGCCACCGTTAATCAGCGGGTGAGCAGTACTGAACAGAGCAACGCCATCACCACCGGTATAAGCGGCAGAGAAACCATTGTTCAAAACAGAGGCAGCTTTAACCTGCTTGGTATAGGACATAGCACGAGCCAGACCTTTGGTGTAACGAGCAGACAAGCTGTCATACAAGTTATCCTCAATGGCCTCTTCGGTCAGTGAGAAACCCAAAGCAATGGTTTCGTGGTTATATCGAGCAGTCCATGCTTCTTGTGCATTGTCATAAGCGATGGCAGAACCCTCGTTTTTGACAGGAGCAGCAGAGAAACCAGACAATTTAGTTTCTTCTTCAAAAGAACGCTCAGAGGTTTCGGTTTCATAAATTTCTTTATGTTCCTCACCGTAGCGAGCATATTCCAAACCAAACAAAGCATTCAAGCCGGGCAGGAGTTCTTTAAGTAGTTGTGCACGTGAAATAGCCATTTAAATAACTCCTTATGCGCCAGTGGCAGAGTAGTAGCCATGCAAACCTTGGTTCAATTTAACCAAGATTTCAGGATACTGAGTGAAAACCACAGTCGATGTGTAAACACCAGAATTCAATGTAAATGTGGCGGCTTGGTTCAGCACAACAGAAGTTGCGCCTGCTGCGGCTGCGGTATCAACAAAAGAACCTGTGGAGGCGATTTGACCATTTGTGGTCAGCACAGCGACGTCTGTACCAACTGGCAAGGCGAAAGGCAGGGCACTGACGGTCAAGGTAGTTGTACCTGTACTGTAAGTAGCTGTACCCAAATCAACTGCTGTGTCGGGAACAACACCAACCATGCGCAAAGGCAAAGTGGTGGTGACAGGAGTGTTGTTTGGAGCCAAGACTGCATTCTTGGAATTGCCAGTGGTTGTGCTGCCAGTATTGTTGATAGCTGACAGGTTAGTGCCAATCATCGCCAAAGCGCCGGAAGCGACAGTAGTGCCGGAAGAGCACACAACAGCCTTGAACACAGCATCAGGATCATCCAACACATAGGCTTCGCAATCGCCAGCGGCGGTGCTTGCGGGCCAGTATTGACTGAACTGCTTTTGCTTAGTCAGAGGGTTAGTGAATGTGCAACCCAAGAAAATACCAACGGTCTGATTTAAATCAGTGCCGGTAGTAACTGAGGCGCGTGTGACAAAGCCACGAGATAGAACAACAAAATCACCATAGAAGATGTCGGTCGAGTAACCATATTGGATGGGGTAAAAGCGAGTAGAACCCGCAAATACTTGACCACCAATTAAGTTCTGCGCCAACAACCCGTATGGGGCATCAACAACGGGATAAGCCATTTAAGGACTCCTTGAATTAAACACCTTTGCCAAAGCTTATCGAAGACTTGTTCTCTCTAAAGAGAGGCATCCTCGGGTCACTTTGACGCATTAGGCTATTGTCGACAGCATCCGTTTGAGCTTGTGTCATTTCCGCAAAAAATTCATTGCGTTGTTCCATAAACTCAGCCGGGCACTTGCAGAGCAATAACCCACCAATTTCGATATTATTTTTAAATCGACTATCGGGGTCGATTAACATTTGAAACTTGGGCTGTTCTTCGATTGCGACTGGCTCCCAACCTTCCCGGAACTTGCCGGTAATGTTGCGCTGGTCAGCTTTCTCTAGAACTGTTACCCGAACCCATCTGTACGCATATCCTGGCTGTTTATCAGGCTCAGGAAGGAGTTCCGCTTGCTGCCACTTCTTAGGGCGCTCTTGCGTTGCTCTGCTCTGCATTTCACGCGACAATCTGCTTTCTGCTACTTTTACGTCTGTTGCCATCTTAGGCCTCCAATTTCATTGCTTCACGAGCGTACTGCTCGTTAGTTAACTTTAATTTTTTAGCCAAGGCGACTTGTGTCTTTGTTAGCGTGACCTGTTTAGGGGCCGTACTACGTCTAGCAGGTGCAACGACTGTGCTTGGTTTTGTACGTTGAGGTTTATCCTCATCGTTGTTTGTAGTAGCCGAAAACTCCTCTGGGAATCTACGTCTAACTTCTTTGTCGATACTGCCGTAATATTCGTCAGTACCTATGTATCCACGTCCGTACCGTTCTGCAAGTTCTTCGTGGACTCCTTCAGCAAATTTGCGCATCGCCAACTTGTTTCGGTCTACAAACCATGGGTTGTTCGAGACCCAGTTAGCGACCTTAGGATCCATCTGCTGACTTGCAGGCTGGTTAGTATGGGTAGTTTGTACACGATTTTCGTCAACTTGTACAGTAGGCTTGAAATTTTTTGCTTTATCAAGCTTCATTTCTGCCCGAACTAGCTCCTTCTGCGCAGCCAAAAGCTTTTCAGAATCGCCGGAGTCATAAGCCTCCTTGTAATTCCGTTCAGCTTTGTCAAGTTCCATCTCCGCAGAATTTTGGTACGTGGAAATTAATTCTTTTTCGCCGCTATGTAGTATAGACTTGAGTCTTTTATTCTCGTCTAAAATACGCTCAGCGACTGTTAGCGCTTCCTGTTGTTCACGGAAAGCAGCTTCTTTTGCTCGACGTTCGTCATGCCAAGCCTTTTTATATTGCTTGAACTTGACTTTTACGTTTTTGCTGTACTCCTCGGACTCATCAGCCTTTTCTAATTCTTGCTGTGTGTTTTCGTCCAAAGGAGGTGTTGCAAATTGATCCTCTTGGGGGGTGTCATCGACGATTTTTACTTCAACGTCATCATCTCCCTCAATCTGGATATTTACCTCTTGTTCGTTCTTTTCCTCGAGTTCATCGGGAAATTTGTATTCACCGCCAAATCTTGACATGTACGCTCCTTATTTGCGTTTGATGCCACGGGGGTCTTCTACAACACCTTCGACTGAGTCGTCGTTAATGATGCGGAATTCTCGTCCGTGGATGAGTAAACGTGAACCTGCGTTGGGTCTAGTCAACACAAAATCACCTTTTTGACACCAAGGCCCAGTCGGGAACTTTGCCTTGTCCATGTAGCAGTCTGGGCCAAGATCGACAACAAACAAAACTGTAGTGAGCAGTTCGTCGTATCGCAAAGTCTCATCTGCTTTAATGATCCCAATATCACCTTCATACTCTTTGTCTTGCTCTGGGATTGCACACAAGATTTTGTAGCCCGAAGGCTTCGGTAACTGAGCCGCTTTCTCTTCCGGTTTCTTGTGCATGACTGCCGAGAGGTCGACTGCCAGTCCAAGATCTAAGGTTTCACTCATCCAAATTCTCCATGTTTCTTGTCAGGTCTGTAACGTATCTACGAGCGGTGAGCAGACCTGTAATTTCCCCACACATCCCGCAGTACTCGTCGTACGACTTAGCAGATCTCGCTCCTAAAGCGTCTTCGAGTTGTTTGACTTTTTCGTCAATTTGTTTGATCGTATGATCCAATGCTTGTTTTATTTCGTAAGACATCATTCACCTTTCTTGTTTGAAGTCTTTTGCGCTTGATTACTTAACTGTTCTCTATGTTTACTCATCTCAATGCCCATACGGAACCCCTGTTCTTCTTGCTGGGTCTGTCGTTGGTTCTCATTATTCTGATGCTGTAGTGCAAGCTTCGCGCCTTCAGTCTCCTGCTGCGCCTCAATACGCTTGAGTTCAACCTGGATCTGAGCCATCTTCGCTTGTATATCAGCCATGTCTTTCTGAGACTTGCGTTGCAAATCTTGCTGCTTGATCTGCAATTCTTGCTGCTGCATCTGAATGAGCGGATCTTGCTGCATCTGCTGATTCTTCTGTTGCTGAGCTTCTTGCTGATTCTGCTGGAGAAGTTGTGCAGACGCCTGTGCAGCCATCTTAGAAACTTGAACCTCCATCTCAGGAGACATTTGCTCTTCATCCTTATCCTCGTTATAAGGAGGTAAGGACTGACCCATAGTCATCTCAACTTGCTTGCGGTACTCCATGCCCAAGTGCTCAAACACGTGAGCCATCATTGCAGCTTGTAACTGCTGGGCCATCTGCGGGTTTTGACCGACAATACTTTGTACTTTTGGATCCTGCATCGCCATCATGTGAACAGCAATATGAGCCTGATGATCTTGGTACAAAAATGCTTTGACTGGCTTGTTAGAGAGGACATTCATGTTCTCTGTGACTGGGTCACGAGGTTTCATATCTTCCGCTACTGGCACAAGCTTCTGGTAATTCTTAATACCAATCACATCCAACATCTGTCTATGAAGCTGGGGTAAGTCATACAGTTGTGGCGCGGTTTGCGCCAACTGCAATGCCGCTTGATACTGGATAACCTTTTGGGCCATCGTTGCTGCATTAGGATCACTAACAGGTATGACTTCTACGTAGTCATAGTCACTCTGTTTAGCGTGACGACCACCTTCTTCTGGCTCGTAGCTGTAGTCAGGTGGGGTGTAGTCTCGAATAATATCTTTGAGTAGCTTGAACTCTTGCTTCATCGAGTAGTGGACACGAGACTGAATCGCACTCATGGTCTTTAACTGTCGCTCAAGAATCGCAAGCGTTGTGCCCACTGGAGACTGAGCCGACATGTCAGAGATCTGCAAATCAACCGTGCCTGCAAACTTGCGACCCTCATCAATGATTGTCTGGAGCAACGCCGCCAGAACCTGACTGGGTTCTTTATACGGCAGGGGCATGATGTTGTCACGCAGGGAGCCGCTTGGGACGTCCATGTCACGGAACTCTCCGGGGCTTATCGGTGTGTCATCACCTTTAGATCTAAGCCCACGAGTTTTAAAGCCGCCCGGTAGATTCGATAAAGTACCAGCATCAACAAGCTGACGAAGAATAGAAGTACCAGACTTGGCAAAAGCGCCAATAAGATGGATAAGGCCGAAACAGTAGAATCCAAAGCCCGGGATATAGCCGTAATGCACAAAGTGAGTACGCTTGTGACACTGCTCATCTTCTGGTCTCCAGTTTCTACGAATAGCTAAAACTTCGCCTGAACTCTTCTCAATAGTGACGATGTAAGGTAAGGCAATACCTGTCTCTTCTCCGTCCTCATCCTTGTGCTCATAGCCGGGCAAGTCCAACTCAACCTGCATCTCTAAGAGCTTGAAGCGGTCATCCTCAGATGCTCTGAAGCCTAGCTTCTCAGCAATCTTTTTCTCTACCTCATCCATCACATTGACAGGATCTCCTAAGTCAATATTTCGGTAGAAACCTTCATGCTGTAAACGCTTAAGCTCGTTAGATGTTTTGCGCATAACATGTGTCACACGCTCTGCCGAGTCCAGACTCGAAGCACCATAAGGCACAACCACGTCCTCCGCTGGCACATACATAGACACCTGACGATCCAAGCTGGGATCAAAATACACTTTCTTGAACGCATTGCCAGCAAGACCCAAGCCCCACAACATACGCTCATGCTCAGGGCGGAACTCTTTCATCACATCGGTCAACTGATAGTTCATGTCTGCCTGAACACGCTCAGCAGCTTTTTTCTTCTCAGGCGTTTCTTTGCCAATGATCTGAGTCTTAACAGGCCCTGCTGCTGGGAACGTAGACATCATGGTCTCAGCTTGAAACTTAACCACGGACTCACTTAATATTGGATGGAACACACCACAAGCGCCGGGCCAAGGCTCCATACGCTCTTCGATCTTCATGCCCAGCAACTCAAGACCATCTACATAAGTCTGGATCCAGTCTTTACGACTAGAGACATCCATCTCATACTCACCGACGAGATCTCCCGATAAGCGAACTAACTCACTCTCATCCATGTCTTCAGCCAAGTTCTTATTGAACTCGTCTTCCTCTTCGGATTCCTCTATATCAATCTCAAATCCCGGCCCTTTAATATTTACCGCCTCTGGGTCTTCAATCGTGATCTCAATCGGCTCTTCTTCCTCACCAAGTTGCTCTAAGCCTTGGGGTGCGTCTGTATAGACAGCTTTGTCCATGTTAGTTGCCATGATTGTCCTTAAATACGTTGCAAATGTCTGTGTAAGTTAAGCTTCGGTCTTTTCCAAGAAACTCAACGGTCAACAAGTACCGAGTCTCAGCAAAATTAAGTACTGTATGCTGTTGCCTTGTGTTAAAAACAAAATACTTGCTAGGTTTATACACAAGCTCAATAACAGGGAACGAAACGTCCTCTGTGTTTTCTGCAAATAGGCACTTGCTGCCATTATCTTCCAATAGCATGTTGATGCCAACTTGCCTATCTGTATCCGAATGCCACCTGTAGCAGGTGTTGGGTGGCAGCTTTAATACGCCAACGTGAAAATCAAATTTATTGTGCGCCAGCCACATGAACATAGGCTCTTTAGTTGCAATCTCTATAGGTAGTCGCGCCGCAGCAAAGTTGTAGTAGAGATGCCAAACCTCGTTGCTTTTGCTAAATGCTAGCGCCTCGTCCGCAATAGACGACGGTATTGGGAGTTCATAAAAAAATTGTTCCATCAATAGTACGCCGCTTTTTTACGAAACATCTTCTTGACGAAAGTGTCTTCTGGCTCATCCGTCTCCAGACGGATAAACCCACCCTGCCGGAATCTCAGTAGAGCCAGTGTTGTGGAGTCTACCAAGTCATCGTTCGCTCCGCTAGGGAAGTCGTTGCATTCTTCTATGACATCCTTAGCCCACCTTCTGTCCGGCGCAAAGACTACGCCCCCTTGAAACAGACTGGAGACCGCGTTCACCCGAGCAATCTTGTCCTGCCCCTTACCCGGAGTAAACTCTCCTACTGGGATTCCCATCCTGCGCATCTCCTGATAGAGAACGGATCCGTTAGACTTCTTCTCGACCATGAACGCATCGGGCTGCCACTCCTTGTACTCCTCGAGCACAAGCGCTTTAAGTTCTGGGTACTCCAAACGTTTCTTGATCGCATTTAACAATATGATCGCGTAATTATTTGTTTCCTCATTGAAGAACACGCCCCAAGTTGTCA